GATTAGGTCGTAAAGGTCACTGTAGGTTCTTGTCTGCATCAGATTTTATTGGCTGCCATTGTTGGCTCTAACTTTTGAAAATCACGCACAAATCCCCGGTCGTTCCAGCAGTCATGTCCATACTTCTCACGGATGAGGAAATACTCATGACTTGGAATGCTGGCAATCATCTTGCCAAGACCTTTGATGGACTTGTGTCCTCTAGCCTCGAACGCTTCTTGGGCGCAGGCTCTCTCTCTAAATTTTTGCTGAGTTTCCATCAGCATTCTTCCACTGCACAGCTCATTGATTAGAGCAGAATTCATTTCAGCTTCGGATATTTGCATATTAGGCAAAAATAAGGGTGAGGACAGAGATTAAACTGCCCCCACCCTGATTAGTTATTAGGCGTTGCTCGCTTGACCAGTGAGGTCGAGGATACGAAGGCCGATGACGATTTCGCCAGCGGTAAGGCTTGCAACAGCAGCGTCAGTCACTTTGATGTAGACTGGGGTAGCTGCGGATACAATCTTAACTGCTTGGCTAAGACCAGTTGCGCTGGTTGCCGTTCCGGCGGTGAATGCATCACCAGTGTTGATGGTCGGAAGACCAACGGTGGCGGCATCAACATCGAGTGCGTTGATGAACTCATCTGGATCAGCCAGAGTAGTGCCAACGTCAACGACAAGTGAGCTTGAACCAACGATGTCAACAGTGTTGGTAAGAGCAGCAAGTTCAACTGCACCACCCGCAGGGATGGAGGCGATCACTTTCGTTCCACCGTTACCGATTGCGATGAGGTCAGCAAAGCTAAGTTTGATAACATCCGTGAATGGGCTACGCTCGTTATTAGTAAGTTTAGGCATATTATTATTTAGTTATATTTTATTAGTTTAAGCTTACAGGGTGATTTTGCCGTGTGCGCCGGGATGTTTGCAAACCAACGTGCCAGTCATGTCAACGAAGCCACGCTCGCCACCACCTTGGTTCTCAAGGCGAGTAGCACCCATAGGGATGAGGGTGTTGAACTGGAGATACGATGGGTTAACAAGGTATCCAGAAGCACCAGTCATACAATCAGGGTTACCGTTGATCATCTTCACGATACCGAAGTCGGAATCATAAAGTTGGACGGAGTGAGTAACCTTCTTGGTGTCTGCACCTTGGGCAACGCTGTAAACGTTCTCAGATGCTGCTGCACCGCTTGAACGTGTGAAGTTGCTGATGACCTTACGAAGGGCAACGTTGGCAACGAGGGTCAGCGAGTTAGCTTCACCGTTGACGGAGAAGATAGAAGCGATGATGTCGTTGAACGTGGTTTCCGTAGGAGCCGAACCAAGGATGCTTGCAGCAGGGGTGCGGTAAGCAGCAGGAACGTCAGCAGGACCAGTGGAGCTGAGCCATGAACCAAGACCACGGAGGGCGTATGGAGTGCCAGCACCATCCTCAACGGAACGGTCGCTGCTGGAGCAGATACGAGCCTCAACGTCACGCTTCAATTCGCGCATCGACTTAGCTTCAGCTTGTGCAATGTTGGCTGGGCCAACGGATGCAACTGCTTCTTGCAGGTTCGACACGAGGAAGTCGCGGCGGAAGATTTGAACGTAGTTACCGAGACGTGCGCGATCAGCGAATTTGTCGCTGAAGGAGTTCACATCAGCACCTTCGGAAATACCAGCGGTCGAAGGAGCGGAAAGCTTGTCAGCAGTCCATTCCGAGAACGTGGATTTAGCAGTCCCCTTGCCGCAGAGCGAAAGGAGAGGGGTTTCTTCTGGTGCGAGGAGGGTCAACTCGTTGGAGAGGTCTTCGCGGTTACCAATAGCGGAACCAGTCGTAGAACGACCAGCAGGTGCATTGGGTGAATAGGTGTTTGAGATAGCCATAGTATTATGTATTTAAATGTTAAAATTATTTGTATTGAGCGATTCTAGCTGAGATCCAATCATCTACTGAATGAGATTGTTCAAACTTGTTGTATGCTTCCGCTGCCTTCTTTGGTTTGCTGGCTCTTGAGTTAATTGCAGAAGCTCCCGTTGGTGATGAAGATGGATTTATCTTCAACTTACTTCCAACTGCTGCCGCGTTAATACGAGGTTTACCTTTGCCGTAGATTGAGTTTGCTGCATGAGCTAGAAGGTATTCTAACTGCACACCAAGTTCTGGAATCTGTTTCTTTACCTGTTGAGCGATTGGGTCTTGCATCATTGCTTGGAATCGTGATCCAACTTCAGACTCGGGGTCTAGAATGTCAGGAATCTCGTTCTTTGCTGCGGCTGAGTATTGCTCTTCCATTTGAGTCAGTTGCTGTAACTTAGCGATCTGTCTCTCTTGGGCTGGAATGTATTTTGCAATAGCCTCCCGAGCGTTACGATTTGCCTTACGAATCTCCTTCTTGGTGAATTCCCGGTCACCGACAACAATGATGTCATCCGAACCGTAGTCTTCATGCTCCTCGAGGATAGCGTCTGTATCTTCCAAGACCTGTTCAAGTTCACCATACTTAGCAATCAACTCCTTCGGGTCTGAAATATCACGGAATGGGTTTTCATTCTGTGGAATCTCTTTCGTAGGTTTTGCTGCCACCTGCTGCTGGAGCTTCTCTTCCAGTAGTCTCTTCTGTGCGGTTAATTCACCAACACGTTGGAGTAGGCGGCTTTTGCCTTTCTTAGCAAGTTCTTGAATCTGCTCGGTCGATAGATTAAGCAAATCTAATTCAGCTTCTTCGGAACTAACCTCTTCCTCGTCATCGACATACTCAGTAGTATCCTCCTGATCAGCTTCCTGATCCTCGGCTTCTACCTCGGTATCCAATTCGGATTCTTCAGCTTGTTCGTCCTGTTGCGATGCAATACCGGATCTGCGAGCAATATACTCTTCAACCGATACGTTTGACACTGGTTCTGTGGCCCCAGCGATGGCCGATGATTCTTCACTCATAGTTTTAAACGCCCGTTTACGCTAGGCGATAGCGATGAATGAGAACTGCGGAGAGAATAATTTGTTGTCAACCCCTCGACCCTAGACAACAAAACACCCTAGCAGCTTTTTACACTACTAGGGTGAATCAATGTAACCAACATGAACTACCGGAGAACTTTACTTCTCACCAGCAATATTCACGAATTGTATGATTTCGTCAAGTGTAGAGATTGATCCGGCTAATTTCATTACTTCATTCGGACTCTCTGCCTGACGAAGGCTGGAGATAAATACCTCCCTTTCACTTTCGAGGAAGGTTACAAAGACCTTGAATTCTTCGTTATTAACTAGAATTGAGATCGCATCTTTCAATGTTGGTATTGGTATCATATTATTTACGTTTTCTTATCCCCGCTTCGCTGAGAGCGATTGCCATAGCTTGTTTGCGGCTCTTGGCTAATGGAGCTTTCTTTGACCCTTTGGGATTAACTCCAGCATGAAGAGTCCCAGCCTTATATTCTCCCATAACCTTCGCAACTTTTTCTTGTTTGGCTGCTTTTGTTTTGCTTTTCATAGATTGTTGTCGTTCGGATACTTTATTGGGTTGTTGGCGTTCGCCTACTTCATTGATTTGCTTCCCCGGCACTTCCATTTGCGGCGTGACAGGTTGTTTGGTGAATTAGGATCGGACTTCCAATCACCCTTGATCTTTGCGGACCTAGCGCAATAGGAATCCCCCTTGGACGTTCCGGGTTTGATGGTAGCACCCTTCTGACCATATCTGACGGTTCTTTCCCTGCCTGTCTCAGGGTTCTTTACCACCTTCTTGAAACGCTTTTCCATTACTTCTTCTTCGCTGTTTTGGCTGCCTTTCTAAAGTCACTCGCGGATGGTGCTTTTTTGCTGCCAACCTTATTCATCTTCTCGCCAGATCCGGCTTTGATGCGCGCGCGCTTAGCGTTTATATTTGCGTATAATCCTTGTTTCATGGTGTTGTTATCTCATGTATGAGGGTTTAATTTTGATAGCATCACTTACCATATCAACCATAGTTTTAGGCTTGTTTTGTTTATTGAATTGTTGACCTGTTGACCCAATTGAGATATTGCTAAAATAGTTTGGCATATTGCTATTAGATATTACAGATTGTTCTTTTATTTTTGTAAGTGCAGCATCTCTAGCTTTTTGCTGTTCTTGCTCAGTAAGTTTTATGGGTTCATCCCCTTCTGCTAGTTGCCCTTTGCTGCGAGAATAATACCTTCCATCTTTAGCTTTGACGATAACATTACCTAACTCAGCTTCGGCGTTTATTGTCCATCCAAAAGTAGGATGACCCCTACCTTTTAATACCATTCCTGTCTTTGGGTCTAGTGAACGAGCATGGTTATTAATCGGGTCACGCTTTAACCCTGAAGCGTTAAATGTGTTTTCGTCATACCCATCCCCTTCAGGATTAAATTTTTTAATTTTTACATTCGAACCGATTAAGGTATTATTGAAAAGACTTGGCATATTATTGTTGATTCATTCCTTGTGTTTGGATTCCACCCATCTCCGCTGGAGCAGTGCCGATACGTCCGATCTGGGCGTTCTGCATCTGCTGCATCTGGAACTGGTATTGCTCAGCATACTTCTGGAGCCTTCCACCGAACGCATCGTCACTCTGTGCGCGTTGGGCAACGTCAGGCTGCTGTGCGTAAGCCTGAAGCATCTGCATGGCAATCTGTGCGCCATTGGGTTGTGCAGGCATCTCGATACCAGCGTAGATCTTTGCCAAGTCATCCGTGACTTGTTTCTGAACCTTCGCGGTAGCTTCCTCGGCGGGTTGCAGGACGTAGTCACCAAACACTGGGTCGATAGACATAGCTGCAAACTCAAGGAACTTGTCCATGTCAATCCGACCGTTACGGTCAAACTGAACAAGGCTGCCGATCTGCTTCATGCGTGATTCGGCATTCTCTGGGTCTGCGCTAAGTGAGTCGAAGGACACGCTGAACGAGTAGTTCTCATCTGGCGATCCCTTGGTCATCGTCTGTGGGTTAGGGTTACCTGTGACTTGGAAGAAGATTTCATCCGGCCCCATGCGTTGGAATAGCTTCCATGCGAGTCCGAGGACATCCTTAACGTGGTCTAGATACTTATTAACAAAGAACTGCTGGCGAACCGCTGAGATTGGGTTGCTCATGTCGAGACCAACTGCTCGGTCGGCCTGTGCGTTCATCGAAAGCTCGATTTCCATCGATCCGTTATCCGCTGGTGGGATCGGTCCAAATGCAATCTCACCTAACCTGCGGTAAGGAACTCTGCGACCCGGACCCCAGTCGGACGGTGGTCGTCCTGCCGGGTGCATGATCGGAGGAAGGGTAGACAAGCTTGCCCTGTCGATCCGGCTATCACGCTCAGTCTTGATCTGGAGCTGCGCCCCACGGAGGATGTCCGGGAACGTCTGAACCTCATACATCCGTTTCTGGTTATTGCTGAGACGTGTCACAATGAACGGGTAGTCATCGTATCCGTTGAGTAGTTCATTCTTAGCGTATCCATCCACGTTGGGGTTGAACACGGTGCAGTAGATACCCTCGGCTCCATCCTCATCGATGAGACGCTGGTAGGCGTAGACAACCATCACGAGGTCGGTATCCTTGAAGCTTGGAAGTGCCGTGAATCGTTTGAGCTTCTGGCCGTCAAGGTAGTATGAATCTTTACCCCTGAGGTTATCGATAGCATCCTCAACCCACTCCTCGTCCCAGCCCTCGGTGGCAACCTTCTTCTCAAGCTCCTGAGCGGTCATGAATGTCCTCCAGAAGACGTATGGGGCTGCCTGCGGGTCGATGACGTATGGAGGGAATAAGACCTCTCCATCGGGCGCACAGGAGTGAACAAATGGGCAATCCACGGACACACGCGGAACCGGGATGCTTGCACGTCCCACCTTGCGGATTTCCTTGAGGAACTTGCGGACACGTTTTGGTGTCATGTGAGGGAACGCCTGAATGATCATGTCGATGAGCATCTCGTCATCCATCGATGTTGCGATAAGTTCTGCCATGTCAGGGGATGCCTGTGCAAGTTGCTCCAGAGATACTTCCTGTAGGAATGTGCGTTTCTCGCGCTTCCAGCCCACATAGGAGACCATGATGCCCTTCTCGAGCAGGTAGTTAGCTCCCAGTTCCATCTGGTTCTTGAAGTCGGGGATGTAGCTGGATTTCATCCACTTGAGGAATGAGGACACCAGTGCGGCCCGAGGAATCGATGTGGTGCTAGTCGGGAATGCCTTGATGTGGCTCCGGCTCAGGGCTTGGTCTAGAATCGACACAAAGGCATCTATACGCTCGCCAATGACGTTGACCTCCATATCGGAAGCCCCATCCCAAGGAAAGGCATTAGAGCCATTCTTGCGAAGGTCTGTGGTCTTACCATCCCAGATGTTGCGCCTGTCCTCGTAGCTGCGATTACATATCTCGAAGTATTCATCGAGGTCTAGTAGGCAGTTATCATACGCGCTGCGTAATGCTTGGATATCAGGCTCCGTGGATGCGTAGATGAGGGACTCACCTTCCATAGATTCGTGTTCCATTGAATGTTCCGTGTCTTTCATAGATTGTATTTGTAATAAGGTTCTCCGTTTTCTTCACTGACCGATACGGTCACCTTTTTCTTGATAATGTTTTTGGATAGTCTTTGTGGGCATTCGATGGCGATACGGTTACCGTCTAGGTCTCCGTAGACAAAGCGTGGGTTCCTTGCGGGGCCGATGACAAATACCTCGATCTCGTTCTTATCGACCACGGGTGTGGTCAGGTGTTTCTTGAACATCCAGAGGGCGTGATCCGTCCAGTAGATAGTTGCTCCGTCCTTGTCCCAATCCAATCCCTCTTTTAGGAATTGATCACGATAAGCCTTAGCCTCGGAAGGTTTTACTCCGAGTTTATCTGCAACTTCTTTCTGTTTCCAGCAGTTAATATCCACCATTTCCTTGTCTTGTTGTTTGTGATTTCTTTGTGTCAACGTGATCTAGATCAGCAATGGCTGCATAACGAAGCACGTCAATAGGATCTTTCCATGCTTCCTTGAGTCCTTGGTCTCCCGTATACTCTGCCAATGCTCTGATAATGTTCTCGCAGTCTTTAGATATGTAAAAATGAGGTCTGTTGACCGAGTCCAGCGGTTTGCTGGTGTCATAGCTCATCTTGCTTATCAACGCCTGTAGACCATCTTCGATCTCTAGACCCGGTGCTGGATTGCAAATAATTTCCATTTCAGCTAGGTCTTCGATGATAGATGATGCCCCATCGGACGCTTGATACTTAGCAGCACCTAGCCTTGGGTCAATTAGCCTGTCAAATACCTCCTCGTCCTCCTCGTAGTTCTGGATCAGTTCAACGTAGTCCCTGATGCCATATCCAAGCCCCTTTGCTGCCTCTCCGGGTATCCATTTACCGTTCTTCCACTCAGCCCAGTCACCATACTCCACGCTCGGCCACTCGCGGTAAACGTAGTAGGTTCCAGTCTCGTCCACGGAGATCCATGCCATGAACCAGTTCTTGGCTCCGGCAGGGTCGATGACCTGATAGCGTGTGACGTTCTTGGTCGGGATCTGGTCGCTGGGAATGACGTTCACCGCAGTATTGAACTTGGGGAATTTGGTCGCCTGAGACTTCACAGGAACCCCGTAGGCACGGATTAGGATCTCCTCCCTTGTGCGTCCCTCCAACGCCTCCTTGATACGCTCATAGCCTCCAAATGGGTTGTCCTGAGAGTGGAAGTAGTGGATCGATGCATTGCGCTTCTTCGACCTCTGGATGTAGGGGACAAGCTCACCCTTGAGGAGTTCCGCAGGGCGGGATTCAACGGTGTTTGCACTGTCAAGATACTCCTTGATGACCTCTGTCCAACCATCGATTGGGGTGAAGGTCACGAGCATCTTGGCATCCCTAGTTGCTAGTCGGAATCGCAGGGTGTTGATAAGCTCCGGCCCGAGTAGATACTCGTCCAGCCATACCCCGATGTTGTGCCACACGGGTGACCTGCTACCAAGCTCAGCACCCTCTAGAATGGTTGGGTTGTTCTGATACTGTGAGTAGGTCTTGAAGATAATCTGAGACCCATTGGGGAGGATTAAACTGCCATCTGTGAACCCGTTCTTCTTGGTGTAACTGATATACGCGCCTGCGGATGTTTGCTTGGTCTTCAACTCTGCTGGTAGCCAGTCGTAAACAGCACTCTGCTGCTGACGAATGGACACCTCAGATGTTTGGGCGAAACAGAATATCTCTGAGTTGGGATTCTCTACCGCAGCTCGGACGATGGAGAATGCACCCCATTGTGTCTTGCCTGAGTTTTTTTGCAAGATATCACCGATGAAATAGTTCCCGGTCTCTGGAACCTCAATATCCCATATCTCGCTTACTTGTTTATCGTAAACCTTGACAATGATTGTTTCGTTAGCTTTAATGAGCGCACATGAAAACAATCTTAGAACATATTGTATCTGGTGACGAACTGAAGACATTGATCGAACAAGGCAAAACGCTGCAAGAAGTTTCAGACCTAGCGTTTGAACGATGCGGGAGAAGATGGTCAACTGCCGGGGTTTCAAAACTCGGTAAGAAACATAAGATTCCGATGCCTCGCAGTGGTCCTCGTAACGGATCTCTTCATAAGGGTTGGAAAGGTGGAAGGACGCTGAATAAGGACGGTTATGTAGAGATTTACTCTTTTGGTCACCCGAATGCAAAGAAACATACCCATTATATTCTGGAGCATCGTCTAGTGATGGAACAGCAGTTGGGTCGATTCTTACTAAAGACGGAAGTCGTCCATCACAAAAACGGAGTGAAGACTGACAATCGTCCAGAGAATCTAGAAGTTTTTGAGTCCAACGCAAAGCATTTAGCCGCAACCTTGAAAGGGCAGATCCCACAATGGAGTGAGGAAGGAAAAAAGAGAATCCGTGACGGCCAGAAGAACAAGAAAAAGAAGATGGCTCTTTCTCTATAATTGAGACAACCCCACCAATTCCTATTTCTTTTACAGAACGCCATCCAAAAGGGGTTGAAACTTGATGCTCCGCTGAACATTGGAAAGAGTCACCATTTTTCAAGATGACTTGATATGTTTTAGCAACAGTTTTTACATATGGTCTCAATGCCCGGCATGGAATCTGTTTTTCCCCGTCCCAAGCAAGCACATGAAACTCAGAAGTAATCTCTGATACCGGGATGCTTTTATTGGTTACAGGATCATAGATTTCCTGCTCTGGAGCAAGACACCTGTTACCTCCCAACGCCACGATCTCGGTGACCTCTGCCAACTGCTCTTCAGCCTTGCCCCAGTGGGGTAGCCGGAATCCGTATCGGTATGGGTCTCTCTCCGCGTTCTCGATAGCCTCATGATAGACCTTGTGAAGTTCCACCAACTCCTCCGGCTCCATCTCCGCGATCTCATCCTCGGACGGAGGTGTGAGGATTTGGTGTGACCTCCATTTCATTCTACATCGATGATGACGTTGGACATACGGGAGGCGATCTTAGCCTTGGCTTGTGCGATCATGATTGCCGCATCCTCGATGGATGCTCCCTTGCGGTGTTCGATCACCACGCCTGCCATACCAGCAAGCTGGGTAGCCTTGTCGGTCATAATACCTACGGTGAGGGCGAGACGGTCAGGAGAGATGTTCTTGAGTTGATCTGGATCATCAGCAAGCTGTTCTGCCTTCTGGAAGAGCAAATCCGTGTATTCCTCGGCAGCGATGGCATACTTCCGCGAGAAGTCCTTGCGCTTCGTCTCAAGGGTGTCCTCGTGCCTCCATTCGAGGCTTCTGATGGTCTTCCTGTCGATCCCTGTCTCCTTTGCGATGGAACAGTAGCTACGTCCCTGTGCGAGCATCCAGAGAGCCTTCGCAGCCCCCTCTGGGTTCCAGTATTCAACCCGCTTACGATCACCGTGTGCCTTGGCTCTTTCGAGGACTTCTTGGAACCATTCTACTGGTTGAGTTTCTTGTAGTTTTTCAGCCATAGATATTTGTGTATTTGATTTATTAAATAAGCATCACACTTACTTAATCTTCAGCGCATTGTTGATCAAAGATGAATTAGATGAGCCTTTAGGTCTTCTCTTGTCTGTTGGGCTACCAACACTACCGATGATTTCGTATATTCTTTCGAGTTGATCAAGCGCATCATTGACCTCTGCATCGAACGGATATTCCTCATCAGATACTGGTAGTCCCCGCATGGTTTCTGAGTATGCAAAGAAGTCATCCTTATTGATTTGTTGGTCTTTAATTTTCATCTTGTTTCTTTGCTTTCTTTATTTTCATTAATGCTGAAACAGAAATACCAAGTGCTTCCGCTTCAGCTTTGATGATAGCTTTTTTCTCT